CGGACGGGTAGGGCGTTGTCGATACGCCGTGGTCCGTCAAAACGAACAGGAGCAAAATAAACATCACGTTTTTGTGACACGAGTTGTTGGATGTCTGAAGGGGAAAGGGGTGTCGGGTGTTCAAGCCACGATCCTGCTTGCTTCGGACTGTTCGAGGAAAAGTGTGTTGGTCGAAGTCTACGAATAAAATCTTGCAAAGCTGCCCTCCAAGGTAGTTACCTGCTATAATACCACATATGGGAGAGGGTATGCCAAAATACCACGCGCCAATTCCGCTATACCATCATCAGGTTGCAGCGGCGCGTCAAATGATCAAACAGGGAGGCTCTGGCCTCCTACATATGGAGATGGGCACAGGAAAGACGCTCGCTGCCCTATCAGTCGCTGGTGCTCTTGCGGTGCGCGAGAAGATTGATAACGTCTGGATCTTTTGTACGAAGTCAGCCGTCCCGGTGTGGGAACGTGAGCTTGAGAACTTCGGCGTTGACTATACGCTAACCGTTCAAACAGACTTTATTGGGTGCTACCAAGCTCCGTTTTATCAGAAGCTCGTTCCGACCAAAACTCCGCTCAGTATAAATATCATGACGTATGACATGGGGTGGCGGCGACCGGCTATACTTGAGTTGCTCACACCGCGCACGCTGGCTATCTGTGATGAGATACAGAAGATTAAAAGTCCGTCGTCTAAACGATCCAGATTTATGTTCAAGGTCGGGCAACTTGTTGACTATAAGCTGGGGTTAAGTGGTACTCCAGCTCCAAAAGGACCATTCGACTATTATGCGATCTTTCGATTTCTTGACCCGAAGGTCTTTGGCACAAATTACGGTGTCTTTAAGTCTACTTATGGTGTGTGGGCACCCTATCCACGACACTGGCTCATGTACCACCACCAGAACCTTGAGAGGCTCAAGGCAAAGGTACAAGAAAAAACCTATAGTATTCAAAAGGTTGAATGCCTAGATCTTCCGAAGAAAACACGGCAAATTATTGATGTGCCCCTTGCAAAAACAGAGAAAGAGGTGTATGATGAACTGGAAGAAGATTTTATATCATTCGTGGAAGGGGAGTCTGACCGAACTGGTCAACCAGTGGAGCGAGTTGTCAAGGCAGATCACGTACTACCCCGTTTACTCCGACTTGCCGAAGTTACCGCAGGATTTACACGAACTCCAGCGGGTGAAACCATTTGGGTGGGTGAATCCAAGCTCAATGCCTTGGCTGACCACATCGAACCCTTACTGGAGGCCGGTGAGAGAGTCGTTATCTTTGCGCGTTTTCGACCTGAGATCGAGGCAATACGCGAAACGCTACAACACTCCCCACTATCTAATGGGGAGCAGGTGGGTTTGGAATCAATCACAGGAGATGACTCTACAGAGGACCGTAAAAGAAAAGTTGATGAGTTCTCAAAAGGACGATCAGTGGTACTGGTCTGCTCGCTGGCGGCGGCTTCGGAGGCAATTGATCTTTCAAGCTCTGCCTACACCTTCTTCTTCTCTGTAGATTACGACCTCTCTCATGTCGAACAAGCTGACGCACGGAATGACCGAATAGGTCAAACCCGACCGATGACGACATATTTTCTACAGGCGAAAGGAACTGTGGATGAATATATGTATCAAGCCGTGGTTGAAAAACGAACGATGCAAGATTGGATTGGAGGGTTCATAAAATCCCGTCATGCGAAATGAAATAGAATTGATAAAACAACACGATGGTCCTGTGGTGGTCGATATCGAAACACCCGGACAGGTAGATCCGTACGAGCAAGGCGCACGAGTGCTTATGGTTGGTGTGGCCCTGTCAGACACGGAAGCCTACGTCTTTACGTATCCGTACATTAAGCCGTTGCTGAAGGTGCTTCGGTCTAAACCACTCATCGCGCACAATGCGAAGTTTGAGCGTAACTGGCTCCGAAAGGCATATGGATTTGAAGGAAACTTCGTTGTCGATACGATGCTCCTTGCCCACTACGTTGACGAGCAACAGCCAACAGGGTTGGAGGCGCTAGCGCAGAAATTCTTTGATGCTCCCCCTTATGGGGAGAATATTGACTATGAAAACGAACCGTTGGAATCGTATTCTGAGTATTGTGCCTTAGACTGTACATACACGTATGCGCTATACAATATCTGGAGACTCCGGGCGCAGGAACCCTACTTCAAATTCATCATGGAGTTTAGTCAAGCCGTGTGGGATATGGAGTATAATGGTATTGGATTCAGCACCCCGGAGTGTGTGTACTTGCAGACGTATCTTTGGCGTCTTTTGGATGAGTATCGTCCTGATTGTGACGGCATAAATCTTAACTCACCGCAACAAGTTGCCACGTGGTTGGTCGATTCAGGGGTGCCGTTGTATCGACGCACAGCGTCGGGAAAACTCTCCGTTAGTGAAGACGCTACGCTCGAGTTTCGCGCCGAGTACCCTGTGGTCGATCAGTATCGTAAGTGGAAAGACATTAATTCTCTGATCGTAAAATATACGAATCGGTGGCCGAATTACGTAAAGGAGGATGGCCGCATCCACGCGAGCTACTTTCCTCTGACAGACACCGGACGGCATTCAGCGAAGAAGCCCAACATGCAGCAAGTTCCCCGCGACCCGCAGCACAAGATGAAGCGTGTGTTTGTCCCCGCCGACGGCAATGAAATGGTGTCGTGGGACGCATCGCAAGTTGAGCTTCGTGTCGCAGCGATTGTTGCCCCTGATGAAAACATGTGCCAGCTATTCCGTGACGGCGTGGATATCCATGCTGCGACAGCGGAAACCATTGTGGGAGGAAGGGTTACTAATGAGGAACGACAACGAGCCAAAGCCATTAACTTCGGATTCCTGTACGGTATGGGAGCAACTAAGTTTGCCCAACATGCTTTTAAGGAATACGGAGCAGTCTTCTCAATCGACGATGCCTACGCCGCCCGAGATGCTTACTTTAACGCCTACCCCGGCCTTGGAGAATGGCACAAGCGTACTGAGCAGCGTATTAGACACGACCGACTGCTCGCCACCATCTTCGGAAGAACCCGTCACTTAGAAGAAGTTGATTCGCCAGACGCTAAGGCTGCGTTTCATGCCATACGTCAGGGCATTAACTTTCTCGTACAATCCCCGGCGGCGGATCTTACACACGCAGCCTTAATAGCACTTCAAGATTATGATAATGTTAAAGTCGTTGCATCTGTACACGACTCAGTAGTGTGGGAACAACCCACCGGCACAGGAGATGTTATTGCAGAAACTCTTATGGATCATGCTTTGGGCGTTATACGGCAACGGTTTAACTTCGAGATAAATATCCCATTTGAAGCTGAGTGGACAATAGGAGATCACTGGACATGAGTAATATGGACGGGTTCGCCGAAGCCAGAGAAAAGGCATTCGCAGATGAGAAAACGGGTACTTTCACGGGTGTTCGTTGCCCGGATTGCGAAGCGTACATGGAACGAGACGGCGACTGGCTGTACTGTTTAGAGTGTGGATACGACGAAGAAGAAGAATCAACCAAAGAATAGTGTGATATAATATAGCTCTTATGGAGGGCAGTTATATGATTGAAACACCGTCTGTTCGCCCGATTGCGATTTCTCCTACTCGGGCGTTTCAGCGATGTAATAGGGCATACCGATACGGCTACGTAGATAACCTGCGTCCCGTCCACCTCTCAGCTCCCATTCGCATGGGGATCGAAGCGCATAAGTTTTTCGAGGATGCTGAGAGGATGGGGGATGACGATGCTCTAAGCCTTGTTGATGAGCGTTGGGAGGCGTTGACGGCTGATCAACGTGCGATCTATCAGAATCGTGGAAAGGGCGATAAAGTCCTCCCACCGCTTCCTGATGATTTGCGACGTATTATACGCTCGTACCGCTACCAGTATCAAGAAGATAACTGGGACGTGATTGGCGTTGAGCATAAGCTTGACGTTGAAGTTGACGGTCGTCGGCACGTCGGGATTATGGATTTGCTAGTGCGTGACCAGAAGTTTGGTCCCGGTCTAACATTGATTGACCGCAAAACTACAAGCCGCATTCCTGATGATAGTGTGCAACTCAATGATCCGCAGCTTGCGTTTTACGCAGGGTTATGGAACATTCAGAACGATGAGAAAATCGAGCAGGTTGTGTTCGATTATATTGTGACGAAGGCTCCGACACGACCGGCGCTCGTGGGTTTGAAAGATAAGCCTCGGGCAGACGGAACGTATGCTGACGGCAAAGGACCGCGCATATCGAGCCGTGCGATTGAGACGACGGTGTTTGAGTACATCGATGCTGTTGAAAAAGCGTCGTGGGACTACGCTGGTATTTCACTCGCACAATATGAGAAGCCTATCATGAACTTAAACACGAAACCTAACCCATTCTTTCGTCGTCGCGTTATTCGCATGACTCCACATATTATCAACTCTGCGTTGCGCGACGTTCGAGCGACGAATACATTCATTAGCGCTGCGACAACAGCGAACGTGTTCCCGCGCTCTGTGGGGCCGTTTACATGCCCCTCATGCCAGTTCAAAGGCATTTGTGGGGCCGAGTTGCAGGGTGACGATGATATGGTTAAAGAAGAGCTACGACAATTTGAGAAGAGCGACTACTGGGATCGTTACCATGCGCCAGCCTAATGAGGAGGAAGTACAAACTTATAAGATCTACAGTGTAGAAGAGGACGAACCGTTTGAAATCGAAGGACAACGCTGTGTTGTCAATGAGTACGGTGACGCAACTTTTGTAGAGGTGTTCAATGACGGTGTGCCTGTATTTACCATACAAGCAGATCTCGTCAAGTATATAAGGAGGGCAGATGCCAATTCCGCAGAGTGACGCAAAGCCAGCCGTTCCAACGGCTCCTGCGGCACCTACAGGATCAGCACCGCTCATCACCACGACTGACAGTCAGTCATACCATCGCCTGTTTGTGGTCTATTCACAACCGGGCGCGGGTAAGACACATCTGATCGGTACAGCACACGAGGCAGGAAAGAAAGTTCTGTTACTCGATTGTGACTTTGGTGGTGGCGAAACGCTGGATCAATTGCCGGTAGACACGGCCCGTCTC